ATGATGGCCGCCGGATTCGGATCGGTCATCGGGCCAACCATGCGAGACGGATCCCACAGGGTCTTGATGCGGTTCGAGAACCCGATCTTGTTGATCATGTTCACGACGCCGATGATGCGACCGACCAAATCAACCGGAGAGTTGACTGCCGGGTTGAACACCGTGTAGTTGCCCTGGTCGTTCTGGAACTGCGAGAAGGTTACGCCTGCGCCGGTGGTGGGAAGGCCTGTGAAGTGGGCGAAGGTGCGTCCATAGCCCTGCACGTAGCCCTGAATGCCGTCGGTCGTTGCGTCTTGCTGCAGCGTGTTCGGCGTAGCGCCGATCCACGGCACCTTCAGCACATACTGGGTCTGGATGGCCGTGCCCATCTCGTGCATGTAGTTCATGACCTGGAAGCCGATGGGATTCAGGCCTTCGAGACGGTACAAGATGCCACCTGCGAGCGAAATATCGATGATCTTCACGCCGCCGATGTACTGGAAGACGTTCCGAGTGCAAACGCCGATCGGACGGGCTGTGCCGTACGAGTAGGGGACTGCCGTGCCCACATGGCCCACGTCGTCGATGTCGCTGGTGAAGACGAAGGAGTTGGTGCCGGCAAGGAGCGCGCCGTCTACCACGCCCGTGAGGGTCAGTGTAGTCGTGGTGGCCGCAACGGTCACAGCGTTCAGGTTGAACACAGCGGTGTAAGCGTTCTGTGCCGCAACTTGGGTGGTCTGGGCAGTCGCCAGGTTGGCCAGAGCGGTGTTGTAGGCCGCCAGAGCCGCAGACTGGTTGGCAAGATCCGTCGCCGTCACTGTGATGCCGGCCGTGGTCACAACCACATTCGCGGCGGTGAGGGCGGTGTTGGCAGTCGTCACGGCGGTGTTGGCCGTGGCCAGGGCGGTGTTCGCGGCGGTGAGAGCCGCGTTGGCAGCAATCACAGCGGAGGCAGGAGCCAGGGCGGTAATCGCTGCAGTCACAGCGGTCGCAGCCGCGGCCAGTGTCCCGTTGAACTCAACTGTGGCAGGCGTGCCAGCCGCGCCAACCTGGAAGACCAGCTGACCGACGAAGGAGTCGCCGGCAGCTGCCACTGTGTAGACCAGGGTCGACTGGGTCGCAGCAGCGGAGGGAGTGAGCACCGGAACCAGAGGAACGTTGGTGGCGGACCCGGACACTGTCGTGCCGGTCGTCACGCTCGGGAACAGGGTGCAGTTCCAGGCCCAGTTGATGTCGGTCCAGCTGACCGCAATCACGGTGCCATTGGTCAGGGTGACGTTGCCAGGCGCGGCATCGGCAGGAGCTGCCAGAACGCAATGGTCGCCAGGAGTCACGGCGTTGCCGGTGCGAGGATCAATGGTGAACTGATCGATCGATCCCGCTCCCCACTGAATGATGCACCACACGTTGGAACCGGCGGGAGTCTTTCCGCATTGCAGGCCGGAAGGAACGAGCGCGCCGCTCTTGTCTTGCCCAATCAGATGCTGCGAGCTGAGCACGACAGACGCCAACTTCGGATGGCCTTGATCCTGACGCAGACCCGGCAGATAGGGCGCCGGATACGGAACAGGCAGCCAGGGCTTCAGGGGCTCAGAGAGTTCCAGGTCCGGGGTCGTCTGACCGATACGGTCCTGCCCGAACAGTTTGCCGGTGTACTGGTTATTGAGATCGACTGGCATGATAGTTTCTCCTGCAACCTAAGTCTTGGTTGCTTAGCTGAGCTGCACACGGCCGTAACGAACATCGGCGATATACCGCTCGCGGTCCGTTGCGTCGTGAATGTAGGTGAGCATGCGCTGAAGCTTTTGGGTGTCTTGCACCGTGAGCGCAGGGATCAGGGCCGGCTCGCGGTCCGTACCATCCACCTCATCTACGTGAGCGTTGTCGTTTACCGTGGTTCCCTGGTCGGTGCCAGCTTTCCCCGGTTCGGCCGTGGTGTTCCATTGCAGCTCGGCGAAAAGATCGGTCACAGCGTCTTTCAGACTCTGGATATGGCGTTTGGCGAACTCGGCAATCTTGTCCTGGATCTGCGTGGGATTGAGGCCGGTGTAGCCATCCTTCTTCCGCAGGCAGTTGTGCATGACCAGGGTTGTTGCCAGACTGGTCTTCGAGTCCATGAGAACGGCGGCGAGCACACGATCCTTCGTGGCGACCGATGTCCTGATCGCGGCCAGCTCGTCGGTCAGGCCGAGGACGGCCTCGTCCTTCTCGGCCAGCTCGTCCTTGGAAACGAACAGGGAATCCTTGATATGCTCGGCCAGCGACTTCTTGGCCCATGCGACCCAGCGGTCTTTGCCCCACCGTTCGGCCAGAGCATTGTGAAGATCCTCAATCTTGTACTGCAGATCAGGCTCACAACCTTTGTGATGAACATCCAGGGCGTGGTAATGGCCGAGTATTTCCTTGATCTGAGCTTTCTTTTCGTCCTTCAAGGCTTCTTCGGCTGAGACGGCATCGTATCCATCCACCGAATCGATCAGTTTGACGTGAACAGCCAGGGCCTTCAGTTCGTCACTGATCTCGGTGCCCCCGGTGGCCGTGGTATTGATCTTGTCTTCGGTCTTGGACGCTACGGAACACTTCAACGTCTTGCCCTTTCTCTCAACACAGGCCCGGATCTTCTCCTTGGCGCCGTCGCTGATCTTGGCCCGGCCCAGCAGCCGGAGGGCTGCGGTGTGATGCGCGCAGTCTTCCACGGGGAAGGTGCGGTTCGGGCCACAGAAGGACTTGCCACCCAGTTTCTTGCGGGCTTCCGCATCCAGCTTGGCGTCCTTGATCTGTTCGTCCTTGAGCTCGCCGCCGGTGCCCGCGGCACTCATCTCGGTGCAAAGCTCGTCGTAAACCTTCTGCTCGTCGGCGAAGAATGCTTGATCCTCGTCGGTCAATGTGAATCCCGACCAGTCGCAAACCCCGTCCACGCACTCGGTTGCTTCGGCAACCGCTGTCGTAATGGCAGCCGCATCGTTCACGCCATCGGCTACTGCGGGAACCGCAGCGAGATCGGCGTTCATGACGGCATCGTCAATCGCAACCGGATTAGCCTTGCTCGCTTCCCTCTTCCAGCCGTTCTTGCGGATCTTGGCGGTGAGGGTGGACTGCAGACTGCGCCGGGACGTCTTCTCTTCGTCTGACTCAGGTGCCCAGGCCGTGAGTTGATCTTGCAGATCGAATGCTTGCGCTGCCGTCAAATCGGGGCTCTTGAGAGTCTGTTGTGCGACGGCCACATCAATCGTCATCTTTGGTTCCTCGTATTCAATCACGATGTCCGACTCGTACAGGCTGTCGGTCAGTTTGAGGCCCCTATCGATAGCAAACTGCTGGTCATCGAGAGGCAGACCAAGGAAGAACATCTTCTCAAGTGAGTCCTTCAATTCGTAGGACTTCACCTGAGCAAACGGATCCGCTCCAAAGTTGACGAAGCTGAGTTCCTTGTACTTGAACCTTCCCGAGATCAGGAAGGCCATGCGTCCATCGACAATCTCACCGGGGCGGTGTTCGCACTTGTCCTCCGACGCCCAGTCGGTGTGGCAGATGGAGCAGGTGGCCGAGTCAGTAATCGCACCGGCTGAAACGCACAGATACTCGTCACGGAGTATCTTCTGAATCGCTTCAGGGTTGGTCAGGGTCAAACCCAGTTCGATATGACCGATTCCCTGGTAGCCCTTCACGCGGGCCAGGTTGTCCTGAATCCAGTCCACCGTCTTGAACACGTTGAACTTGCCGCCGGTCTTCGAATCACGGTTATAGAAGACTGAGTCCTTCAGAACCGGAAAGTCTCTGGCGTATTTCCAGGAGTCGTCGATGTACTTGGCCTCACGAATCCGGCCCAGCACGTCGCCTTCTTTGTCGTGCCCGCGAAGAACAGGAAGCGGTGCGACCCCTTTGGGAACCCAGGTCTGAACCGCGTCCTGCATGCAATCGGGACGATAGAACTTGCGATTGCCAGTTACGATGCCGGCGTGAGTCGCGTCCACGCGAACGAGCAGGCTGTGGCCTGTCTCGGACTTCGAGTCCTTGCACTCGAACAGGAATCTCTTGTTCTCAAGAACCGCGCTCGGACGAAACGTCAGAAAGTCGTGGATCTTGAGCCAACGGCGTTCGCTCAGCATGTCCTGCCTTTTATAAAACCAACTGTTAGTTAGTCGCACGGGTAACAGGTACTATCCGGCGCCCCACTATCTAACGATTGAGAGGAATCTCAAGCAGGAAGGGACCTCCCTGCGGGATGGGCTGAATCGATGCGTTGCTCTGGAACAGAGCGGACGCATCCTGCGCAAGTGCCTGTTGCAGCGGAGTCACTCTGGAGTTCTGCATCCCAGGACCGTTAAGCTGCACGACCGGCAATGGCATATTCAAGTTCGGCATCATCTACCTCGTCTTCCAATTCCGCTCGAAGAAGCACAGAAAGAAGCTCAGGATCAGAAGTTTCAGCAATCACGGACTTCAATGAACTCAGTCCGGCGGCTCGTTCCTGTCTAGTATAGGAATCACCAACTGAATCGGTGATTTCGCGCTGGTTGAGTCGCGCAACGATCTCATCGATGATCTGACCGCTTGCTTTGCGCCAGTTCTTATCCACATTGAGACCATCGGCAATCAGTCGGTCCCGACCTTGCACCAAGCCTTCATAGATCTCGCTCATGAGGCTGTCACTGTTCTTGCCTGGGCCCAGCTTCGATCCATGCTGGTTGGTCGGGCGCATCTTATTGGCGGTTGCCGCGGCGGTCTGGGTTGTCTTCTTGGCCGTGCCTCCGCGCGGGTGACCGGCGCCGGTGCCCTTGCTGGCCCGGCGTGAGCTGGCATTGGCCACGGCTACCTTCGCCTTGGCAATGACAGGCAGATGTTTCGCCTGCGCTTCGAGACTCTGTTGTTCGTGGCTGGCCTTGACCTCGGACAGCTTGGCCTGGGCTTCCATCAGCTTCATCTGGGTTCCGGCCAACGCCTTCTGGTTCTTCACATCCTGTTCGCCGATCTCAATGGCCGATGCGGTCTTGTACTTCTGGATCTCGCGTTCGAGACGAAGCACATGGAGAACGAAGTGGGTATCGTTCTGCTCCGTCTTGCTCATCGGCTTGAGGTTCATCCGCTTGCGGGCTTCCGTCTCGGTGAGCAGGTGGGAATTGAAGAGAGCCATCACATGCGTCTCTTCCTTGATCCGATTGTCGAGATCGAGTTCGTGGAATGCCAGCTTGGTGCGCGCCACGCCCTTTTGCACAGAGGTGGAGTAGTTGGCTTCCTGGAACCATTCCTTGAAGATGAGCATCCGGATCTGATCGGCCAGCTCGTCGAGGTCGGCCTTGATCGAATCCTTCAGGTTCTGCGAGATGTTGTCGGCGGTGGCGCGGGTGGCGTCGGCGCCTTCGCCCATGTCGATGGCGCTCATGCCCAGGCCGATGTAGACCCGGGATTTGAAATGCTCCACCAGGGCCTTGAAGTCGAGAGACTTGCCGTTGGCGCCAACGGCGGTGACGGTGACGCGCTCGTCGGTTACGAACACGCCCTCCTTGGGCATGTTCTCGATCTGGAAGCGCACCATATCGATCTCGGACTCGCCGCCCGGGCCGTAGGTGCAGGGTGCCTTCTCGTTGCCGACCTGAACGTGAAACAGCGGGAACAGGTGATTGATGAACAGGAGTTCGATGTTCTCTTCAAGCCGGCGCAGGGCGAAGATGTCATCCCGGACGGCGATGGTGCGCGGCGTTCCGAAGATGTGACCAGGCTTGACGTCCCACTTCAGGTGGATGATGTCCTCAACCGGGTAATCGATCCACGGAATGCCGTGGTCGAAGATGCGGCGCCACTTGCTGATCTTCCCCTTCTCCAGATAAGGGTGCATCGTGTGGGCAGGGATGATCACATAGGCAGCGACTGGAATTCTGCCGCCCTTCTTCTTGCTCACCGGGGAAGCGTCTTCCTTGCGGATCTTGAGGAGGAAGCAGTTGGAGCACAGGAACAGGTTGCGCAGAACGCCCTTGATGAAGCTCTCAAAGCTGCGTTCGGTGACGAATTCAAACGCATTGATGCGAGTCTGGATGTAATCGGCGTCTTCCTCGCGGTCGCTCATGATCTCGTAGCCGGCGCGCGCGGCGAGCGCCAACTTGCGGGCCACGGCCTGCTTGACGTAGACCTCGGTGTCAGAGATGGCGTGCGGTTCGCGCATGTCATACTCCGGCATCAGGATGCCGTTCCACATATAGTAGGTGCCGATGTAATCGGCTGCCTTGTCGAGCTTGATCTTGTTCAGGTCGCCGTTCAGCATCTTGCCGGCGTCCTCGATCTTCATGCCTTCCATCAGCTTGTCGCTGATGTTGCGTTCTCCAGTCGACCGTTCAACAGGCTGAAAGCCTTTATCGGTATACGAGGCAGTCCTGCGCCCCAGCCCTTTGATGTTGGGCTCGATGACCTGACCGGCGATCGTCCGGCGGATCACTGCGGCTTTGCCGGGCTTGGCCTTGGTGGACGTGCCGTCAACAAAGGCCATCAGCCGTTCCTTCCGGGCCGCTGCATTGTCCTGAAGAGTTGTGTCTGGTGTGCGTGGCATTAGCTCACTGCTCCAATGGTGGGTGCTTGTACAGTCGACGAGGATGCGACGATCAGGTTCACGCCGCCCTTGGTCAGAACCGTTTGCACGTTGCTGGGCGGTGCGGGGACTGTGGGAGAAACGGCCTGCATCCGGCCGTTGGTGACAACGAAAGAAGTGCCTGTCGTCGAACTCATGCCGCTGAGGATCTGGCTCACAGCCGCAGTCTGAGTGACTGAGTTTGTGGCGCCTACCGCAGGTTGGCTGCTGTTGTAAGTCATCACGGCCTTGGCCAGTTGGGTCAGTGTGTTCAGGGCTTGAGTGCTGGCGATGATGTCCATCTGGGTGTTCATGTCGCCCGTCCGGCGATTCAACAACTTCTGGAAGGATTCCTGAAGCACCATGACCCGATTGCTGACTGTCGTGTTTGCCCAATCGAGGTGGGTAGCCAATGTCATCAGGCCGGGGGTCATTGGACCCGCCCCGGGAACCTGGAAAGTGCTCGCTGGCACCAGCGCGGACGAGCTGACCGGCGCTGTTGGCAGGCCGCTGTTGTAGGCCAGCGAACAACCCTTGAGCCCGCCGGTGGTGTTGACGAAGCTCTGTCTTGCCCCGTTGACCACCACGTTGGCCATGGCCGCGGCCGCCTGGATCTGCGAGACCATCTGACCGATATTGGATGTGCTGCCTTTGAGGGGCTGCACCGCGGTCTGCATGAAACGGTCGGCCATGATGACCATCCCGGCCGCTTCAGCGATGAGTTGAACGAACACCGTGCCAGTCATCCCGTTGACGATCGAGTCCAGGCGAGGCCCTTGTGAGAAGCCTTGAAGTGCCTGCAACATCGGGATCATCCTCACCAGATTGGTGGGAGGTTCCAGGAAGAACTGGTTCAGGACGTTATTGACGTCCTGGGCGACGACTCCTACACCCGCAGTCAGTTGGAAGACCGACGCATAGGAGCTTTGGAAGGAGTCGAGCGAGCTGTTCATGGTGCTCGCCAGTGCCGGCGAAACGTCCTGTCCCAGAATCGAGATCTGATTCGGATTGTTGGTGGCGATCGAAGGGGTTCCTGGCGATGCAATGACCGGATACTGTGACAGCTGGGCTGTCATGTTGTTGAAGAGGACCGCGTCCCCTTTCAACGGCCCCAGAAGCAGAGCGGTCTGGTATTGGGATTGTCCGCTGTTGACCAGGCCGCTTTCGATGGCTTGGTTGATTTGAGTGACGGCCGACGCCTGAAACGGATTCGTCTCGTAGGCAGTGCCGGTTCCCAGGCCCGATTCGATCTGCAATGCCGTCATCTTGGCATCGAGCATCCGGTTGTACATACTGACGGTAAGCGATGTCGGAACCGGCAGGTTTGAATAGATCGTCTGCAGTGCCCGCGCGGTCTCCGGATCCACGGAAGGATCGAACTCGATGCCCAGCCCCGTGCTCATTGCAAGGATCACCTGCTGCAGGTACTGATTGGTGTCCAACAGGTCTGCCAGTCTGGCGATCAGCTTTCCGGCGGCCGACGCGCTCGCCGTGGCATTCCCGGAATTCGCCAGGCTGCCACCCGTGGCCAGACTCACAGGCACAGCAGCCTGTGCGGCGGGAATCGCCGCAGAGACGGTGGGTGGCGGGGTGTACTTGAACTGGATCGACTCGAAGGCCATTAAGAACTCGGAAGATTGTTGGCAACGACTGCGCTGCCGGTTGAATCGGAAAGGTCGTCGGGATTGACGGCGAAGGTCTGTTGGAAACCGACCAGTTGCTGGAAGGCATTGCCGACCGTTCCCATCGAATCCGTCGTGTACAGGTTCTTCTGCACATCCAGGTTGAGGGGCACTCTGGGCTGGATGAGCTGCCAGGCAATCTGCAGGATGTCGGCGGCGCTCGAATAGGTTGTCATCTCGTCGAAGAAGTCCTGCAACCCGAGGAATCCTCCCTTCAACCAGTTCAGTTGGCCGTTGTAGCCCAACTGCTGGAGGAACGGGAACTTGGACAACTTCTCAATGACGGAGACCGCGATCGGCATGTCGTAACTAGCTGCCACACTCGCCGCAATGTTGTCCTGGGGATCTCCGTTGGCCATTAACCACCACCAAAACGACGACCGGCACTGCCAAATCCGGGCCGGGTTGAATTCTGAAAGAAGCTGGTGCGGGAAGGAACGCGACCATTGCCGGCGGAGCCAGGTGAGTTGACAGGCGCCACGGTGTAGCTCTGCCTCGCCATGTGAAGCAAACGGTACTGCTCCTGCAGGTTGCTTTCTGACTTGGTTCGCGCAGGAACACCAGAGGTCTCGCGTTTGAGTTCACGCATCCTCTCGGTGGCAGCCGGGGCCGGCGGCCCTGGCGTCTGGACAGGTGACGCCGCCTGCTGGCTAATTACAGTGGACGGCAATCCCCAGCCTGACACATGGGCGATTTGTACCAAACGCCTGACGGTTTCCTTGGTGTGCCAGAGACCGTAGTTCAGCTCGATTCCCAGCATCGACAACATGAAAGCATCGAGATCGTGATCGCCGGAGTCGGCATCAGTCGAGTAGGTGTCGGCAGCTCCGCCTTTGGTCCAGGTCTTGACCCGGAAGCCACGAAGCTGTTCTTCGAGCAGTGCGTACTCGCGCGAAACCTCCACCAACTCCATCTCGAAGGCCATGACCACGCCCTCGACCATGAACGGCTTGGTGCGCCGTTTGAGAATGTCGTCCTTGGGGTTGGGAAGGTACTTCGAGTCAGGGTCCCGGTTGGGAACCAGAGCGTTGGTCTCCAGCTTGGCGCCGAAGTCGACGACGTTGATGTACTTCAGCTTCGCGGTGTCCGAATCGAATGTACCAGCCTGAACGCCGATGTCCTTGATGAGTTCGTCCTGAACGAAGCCAAAGCCGGCATCGACGTACACATAGTCGCAGTGCCAGAGCTTGTTCAGCTCCACGATCCTGTTGAAGGACTTCTTGGTCGTTGCCTTGTCGTCGTCGATCGCTTCGTGGTGAACCACGCGCCGTTTGCGGGTGGTGGGGTCGTATTGGGTGACCACAATCCGGGTGCCGGTGCCCTTGCCGTTCCAGTCGATTCCCATCACATGACGCTTGTTCGCGTCATAGATGAGAGTCTTGAGGCTGTAGGGCTTCATGGCCCAGTCAACGAACGCAGACTTGAACACGCCGGCGGTAGGGTCGCCGAACTCGGCCAGCCATTCGTGACGATACTTCTCGAGGGTCTGGGCCTCGGCCAGGCAGACTTCCTCGTTCAGCTGATCGGTCCCCCAGTTCGGGTGATCCATGATCGGGTGGAAGAACTCTTTGTAGTCGGGCAGCTTGTTGCACATCTGCCAGAACATCCCGCGCAGGCCGGTCGGGGTTGAGGAGCCGTGGAAGGTGATGTTCTTGAACCGGCGCATCAGCGGCATGATGGCCTGGTAATCCTTGTCCGCCAGGTAGTCCTGCTCCTCCAGCCGGATACGCCGCGGGGATT